CCTGGCCCTCCAGTGCCGCGATCTTCGCGTAATCGGTGGGGTTGTAGTTGCAGGTGAAACTCTTCTGATCGTTGCCGAGGATGCCCTCGATGTAGGTGCGCTGGGCGTCAGAAGTGGTCGTCTTTTCCAGGGCCTCCACGGTTCCGATCAGGTCCGGGAAATCCTTGATCTCGATCAGCTGCTCCCAGGTCAGCGTGCCGCTGCCGGTCCCCTGCATCAGTGTCGCCTGAAAGGTATTGATCGCCTGAGACATATCTATCTACCTCCTACTCAAATTGCCACTTGAAGTGATTTGTCTTCGCAAGTATGCCTTGCGCACATTTGCGAATGTTGCTTGGGTCTGAATGAGTTGCTTTTGCAGCTTCCCGAATCGATGCGAAGTGCTGCACCACGCTTCCATCCAACCCGATCTGAACAACTGCATGTTTGTATGGGGCTTGTTCGTCGTACTTTTTCTTCTTGAACTCCGGCGACCGTGGTGTACTTGTTTCGGAAATACGTTTCTTGGAAATCTCGTTATGTCTAAACCGAATCCCGCCAGACGCAAGATTAAATCCATTTTCAGGGTTTGTTGTGTCGTAAAGTGCTATCATTTCTTTTTCTAAAGACGATGCCTCTTCACGACTAAGTCCATCTTGCAAAATACTGACTGTAAAAGAATCCCATCCATACTGGTCTATCGCAGCCTGCATGGATGTGCAGCTTTTGTATCCGGTACGAAAACAACGCTGACTAATTCGTCTCGAAGTCATACCGACGTATTTCCGACCATCCAACGCCGTAATAAGATACACTTTGTATGTATTACTCATCGCCTATACACCACCAGCTCGTCGCTGACCACCGCCCGGTATCGTCCAACCATGCGGTAGATCGTCGCGTCGTTCATGTTCTGTATGGGCGTCACGGTGATCCGCTCAAACCCGTACTCTTGAAGCATCGTGTCGATGGTGCCCATGATGGCCTTCGCCTGGTCCTTCTTTCCCCGGGTCAGGTTGCTGTACACGTTCACCTCGTACATCACTTCCGCGTACTGCTCCGTGATCCGGTTGGTCCGGGCGGGCAGATACGTCGCGTTGTCCATCTCCACAAAGGAAACCGATGGAAACCCGGCGGGCGCGGGCACGTATTCGCCGTATACGGTGATGCCCTTGTAGGTGCTCCTCAGCACCCCGGCAATCTCCGTGAAAAGCGGAGATTCAAGGTCGATCATCTGTCACTCCCCCTTTTGCCTTCCCCCGGTGGGGAAGGTGGATTTCATCAAAAACGCTTGCGTTGTTTGATGAAAGACGGATGAGGTCCTTGACATCCGCCAACCAGGTCAACTTCCAAACACGCCCCTCGCCGCCTGCTCCACCATCGCCCGCAGGCTCTTTGCCGTGTGGTACATCGCCGCGCTGGGCGCGTTGCCGTAGGTGTGCACGCCGCTTTTTCCCATGGCGCTCTTCGGCAGGTACCATCCGTTCGGGTCATCCCAATGGCCCTTGCCCGGATAGGTGCCGGGTCCGTAGCCCATCGGGTTCGGGTGACCCCCGCCCAGATATACGCCAGCGCCAAACTCCACAAACAGCACCGTCTGTCCGCTGGCCACGATGGCGTATTTCCCGGGCCCCTGATCCTCCACCGTCACCTTTTCATCCCGCGGCCCGGTATACCGGGTTCCCGCATAGGTCACGGTCACCGCCTCGCAGCCGGCCTCCGCCAGCGCCCTCACCAGCGCGTCCGCCTTGGCCTTCAGGCTCTTCTTGTAGTCCTCCAGACCCTTGATGATGTCGTCGATGCTTCCTCTCACACCGCACCCCCAAGGCTTCCCCTTGAGGGGAAGCTGTCACCGCAGGTGACTGAAGAGGTGGCCCCGCCGCAGCGGACGTTCCCCCGTCCCCCGTCACGTCACCGTCACCTTGTCCACGGCCAGCACCACGCCGCCGAACACCGGCAAGCTCGGTGCCTTCTTCCGCACGATGTAGTTGTGCGGCGTCACCGGCTCCCCGTCCTCGCTCAGCGCCAGGTGCCCGTCCGCGTCCAGCTCCGGCACTACGTCGATCCACAGCACCGCGTACTCGTCAATCGGCGTGTCAATCGGCAGCGGTCCGATCACCCGGTCATACAGGTCGTCGTCGCCAAACTGCCGGGAAACCACCTCGCCCTTGGCCGGGGAGATATTCCCGCTCGTCTTGACAGGATCGCCGTAGGTGGCATACTGCTTGTCGATGTTGCCGTACTCGTCCGTGCCCTCGGCGGTTTCGTCGAACAGCGCATACCAGAAAACCTGCTTGTTGCGGTTCGCTCCCCTCACGGTTCACCACCATCCTCCGTAGCGGCGGCTACCAGCCGCCATCGTCTCCCCGTAGCGGCGACTATCAGTCGCCATCGTCTCCCCGTAGCGGCGACTATCAGTCGCCATTAACCACAGAGCCGGAAGTGGTCGCTCCCCACCCGGTCCCACTCCTCAACACCCCAGCCACCGGTATCACATGTGCCCGCACATACTCCACCATGTCGCTGTAGTTGAAGTGCCTATGGATGCCGTTCTCAATGGAGAGCACCTGACCCTCGACGCCGCTCTGGGTGTAGCCGTTGATGACGGCCTGCACCTGCGTCATCTCGTACTCGGTGGGCACGGTCTCCGGCACGTTATCCGGGTTCGCGTTGGAATACCGCCACCCCAGGATTTCCTGCGCCGCCATGTCCAGGTAGGTCGTAATCAGCGCGTCCTCCGAAGTGTCGGTGCTGTCAATGCGCAGAATCGCCTTGACCATCGCCAGCTTCGCCTCAGATGTCACACCAATCACCTGCCTTTTCATGAGTCACGGGGACAGGTTCCGCGACTCACTTCTTCGCCGCCCGTCCCGCCTTCTTCGCCGTCGCCGGCTTGGCCTCGACCTTGGCCTCGACCTCCGGCTTCTTCTCAACAGCCTCTTTCATGGGCTGATCCTCCACGGGGAGAATCAGCCCAATCACGCGGCCATGAGGCGTCTGCATCACAGCCATGTGCTCACCTCATCAGGACAGGGCCGTCGCCGCACGGTGCAGGTAGATGCCGTTCACCTTGTTGTCCATCACGAACACGTCCCAATAGGCACGGTACTGGAAGGACCAGGCATCGGCGGCCTGCCACTCGTCGGGCGTGAAGATGCGCGGCAGCACATGCTTCATCACCTTCAGCACAGCGGCGGGATGCACCACCATGAAGTTGATGCCGTAGCCGGTGGTCGGGGTGCCGATGTAGCCGCCCGCGGTCTGTCCGGCAGTCGTGCCGTCGTACTGGGTGATGGCAGTGTAGAAGCGGGTCTGCGGAACGCGGATCACGCGCATGCCGTTGTAGGCATCCACGCCGTCGTAGATGGCGCGTTCGCCGTTCTCGGTGAAGCGGGCGATCTTCTCCTTCAGGCCCTGATAGGCCGTCTCGCTGACAAACAGGATGCGGCCCTCCTCGGGCACCTCCGCCTCGTTCATCACCTTGGTGGCGGTGTCGATCAGGTTGGGCACGTCCGTGGTGCCGACGGTGATGTCCGCGTTGGCGCTGTTGCCTGCCTTGCCAGCCATCGTGGCGAAGGTGTAGGCGTCCACCTCGGGCACGACCTTCGTGCGGATGAACTCACCGGCCAGCGTGCCGAAGGACAGGTCCAGGGTCTCCTCGTTGTCCATGCGGTCGATCTGGAACGCACGACCGCGGTCCTGGGACAGGGTCAGGGTCTCCCAAACGCCGGTCGCCGCGCCAGCCACAAAGCCGGTGTTGCGGCCATAGTCGGCCAGGCCGTCCATGTCGGTCTTGTAGACCTTCACGGCGTTGCCGCCGACGAACTGGACGCTGGGGTTGTCCAGAATGGCGGTGCGGGAACTGTACTTGTATACCTCGTCCAGCATGGGCAGGTATCGCTGCGCAAGAGCAATGCTGTTCGCATAAGGCATATCTCATTTCCTCCTTCTTCTATGGTCATTTGGTGGGGATGGGCGGAAGCCCGAAAATCCGGCGAAGGTTCGCCTGATCCTGCTTCTTGGCATCCTCTGTCTGTACGTCACTCGCCGGAGGCTTCGGCGTCTCGGCCAGATACTTCGATTTCAGGTTCTTCTCAAACACCTCGTCGCGCTGCTTCAGAACCTTGAAGAACGTCTCGGCGTCGCCGTCCGCAAAAGCCTCGGCAGCCTCTTTGGCCAGAGCCTCGCTGTAGGCGCCCAGCCCCATGAACCGGGTCTGGTGGCTGCCCACGGTCTTCTCCCGGCGCAGCGTCTTGAGCTCTTCGTCCTTGGCCTCGATCTCCGCAAGGCGTTCCGCCTCCCGGGCCTCGGCCTCAGCCTGGCGCTCCGCTTCCTTGGCCTGCTGCTCGCTCATGTACTTGCGCATCTCCTTGCGCAGGTTGCCGTTCTCAGTGGTCAGCTTGTCGCGCTCGCGCTTCCATGCCGCCTCCTGGGGTGTCAGTTTGGTCGGCTTCGCGGCATTCTTTGCCGCCGGCGCGGGGTCAGGCTTCCCAGCGGGTTGGGCTTCGGCAGCACTGTTCTCAGCCACGGCCTCCGTCTCTGCGCCCGGTTCCTGTGCGCTTGCTTCCTGAGCGGGCGGCTCGTAGCTGTCCAGCAGGGCCAGTTTCTCCTCCGCGCTCATGTCCTCCCGATAACCTTCCATCGTGCTCCAGTCGATGTTCATTGCCTTCTCCTCCTCGTTATTGCGAAATTTGTACCCCGCCTTTCTCTGGCGGCTTGCGCTATTAAGGTCTATCTCCAGACCATCTCAAACGGCTGTCGCCGTCCAAAATCACTCTCAAGCCTTCCCCTTTGGGGAAGGTGGCGCGTAGCGCCGGATGAGGTCTCCGCCGCAGCGGACACCATTTCCCCAAAAACCACAAAATGCGAGTCAGACCTACCCACTCGTAAGTCCAACTCGCATCATGTAAATCCAAATCTCTATTCAGTTTTCAGTGCGCCACACGGGCCTCGAACCCGCAACCCCCGGATTAAAAGTCCGGTACTCTGCCGATTGAGTTAATGGCGCAAGCCCTTCACAAAGTCGCGGGTGGGGATTTCCACCCCACATGCCTGCAATTATCTTCAGGCCCCAATTAGTGCGTCTACTGCGCGGCGGAAGGGAAGCACCGCGCCGCTTCATGCGCCGATGGGAAAGCGCAATCGCGTCTATTCCGCCACCGCGACGGTATTCCATAGCCTTCCCCTATGGGGAAGGTGGATTTTGACGGGGGCGTTTATGTCCCTGTCAAAAGACGGAAGAGGTCCCCCTTACGTTGCGTTTCGCGCCTCTGCTGCGCTCTTCCGCCTCTTCCGCTCTTCCATGTCCACCCAATCCAACCGGCACCTGCAATGCCAATGCGCCGGCCACTCCGGCAGCATCTCTATCGGATAAAACTGCTCATGCCTCGGCCTGCAAACCTTGCAGACCTTCTCGTCGTCCTCCGTAATCCACACCAGCACATCCGCCCCGGCCCGCTTAAAGGCCGTCACTCGCGCCTGCGCGGTGATGTTGTCGGCGTACTGCCGCACCTGATTCGCCAGCACGTCCAGCCCGCGCTTCAAATTCCGGCGCATCTCCTGGTTGCCGCGCTCGGTGGCGATGATGCTCTCAAACAGCCTGTCCCGCTTTCGGGTCCACTCCCGGTCATACACGAAATCGCTCACCGGGTCATAAGCCCTCAACATCCCGGCCACGAACTTCTCCGCGTCGAACGCGCCGCCGTCCGTCCCGGCCTCCGCGCTCGCGTCCATGTAAGCCTTCCGGGCCACGCTCCGGTATTCCCGGCGGATCACCCGGTCCATCCGTTCATACATGGCGTTGACCCGCTTCCGGGTCTCCATCACGTTCATTTCATCAAACCCGATCTCGGTGCTCAGGTTCTGAAACTCCCGCGACATGCTGTTCAGCATCACCATCAGCGCCCGGTCCGCGTGCCGGAAAATGTCCTCACTCACAACCCATCACTTTCCCCCCAAAGCCTTCCCCCGGTGGGGAAGGTGGCAGCCCGAAGGGCTGACGGAAGAGGTCCTCTTCCGCGTCCCGCTTCGCGCCTCTGTCACGCCTTTCCGCTGCCGATGGATGAGATCGTTCCCCACCGTCCGGTTCCTTTATCACCCATCCTTCCGCAAGGCCACATTGCTCTGCGCTCCGCCCTGCGGTCGATACGCCTTCACATCCGCCCCATTGTTGTTCAGATACCGCGCCATGTTCAGGCAATCGTCCGAACAATATTTCTTCCGGCCCTCTGGCAGCGGCTTACCGCACAACGCACACCGCAAATTCCGCTCGTCGCCGCCCTTCTCGCCGCCGTCCTTCACCGTTTCCTCGTCCTCGGTGATCTCCGTCATCTCGGCGTCCTCCGGCGGCACGTCCTCTGGATTTCCGCCGCCAGTTCCGGCATCCGGATTGGCGTTCATTGGAATGTACTTCCACTTCTCCAGATATTTCTCGCTCTGCTTGTAAACGTCCATCGGATCGTTGAACAGCCCGCTGGTCGCAATGGCGATCTCCGGATGGATGCCCGCCTGAAGCAGAGAACTCAGCGCCTGGCACTTGCTCTGCAAATTGTCGTGCTGCCGCCTCGTGAACTTGCATTCGATGCTGGACAGCTTCAGGTCGATTTCCGGGCGCGTATCGCCCATGATCCGCAGCACCAGCCGCAGAAACTCCCGCTCGCTCTTGCGGTACAGTTTCTCCGTCTGCTGGGCCCTCGCCTCGCACTGCTGCCAGCCATCGCGCAGCAGCACCGCCGCGCCCGTGTCGCTTGTACTGCCGCCGCCCTTGGTGGTCGTCGGCAATCCGCAGATGTACAATACCTGGTCGTACAGGTAATCCACCAGCGTCTGCGTCTGCTGCTGGTTCAACTCCTGCGAAACGATGTCCACGTCGCTGTTCAGGCCATTGACACTTTTCAGAACAATCGCGCCCATCTTGCGCAACTGCTCCACCGTGTCCTCCTCAATGTCGCAGTTCACGAACTTCAGGAAGGATTGCACGAACTGCTCCAGCCCGTCCACGCGGTTCGACTGAATCGTGTTGATGGCGTTGAGTATCGGAATGGCCGGCTCAAACGAC